ACAATTTTCAGAAATAGCTATTTACACAATAGAAGGGGGCGAACAATAATGGCAACACAGGATTCACGAATAAAAGTAAAGCGGTCAACGGTAACGGCAATCGTTCCAACAGTTCCAAGTTCTAACGACCATACCGATGGCACTTGGATAGCTACGGACATCTACAAAGGCGAGTTGTTCTTCAATCAAGCTGACGACACACTTTGGACAAGGGGCGACAACGGAGTAGTTTGCATGAGCGGTTACGCTGAATTGGATGTTACGAGTGCGCAAGTTCTAACGGGCAATTCTTCTCCAGTAGCTTTCGGTTTGACTGTTCCAAGCGGTTATGCCATAGACATCATAGGCGGTTCGGTTACCATTGACTACGGCACTACACCATACGCGACAAATATGAACGTTAGTGTTAGAACAATAGGAAGCACAGATTCACAAATCGTAAGTCCAAATGCTCTGAACGCTACGCAGACTTGTACAAGGAAGATGGCTATAAACGCAAACTTCACCGCAACAGATACGCAGTTGATAAATGGCACAGACCTTGAGTTCTATGTTGATAGTGGAGATCCTACTGCTGGAGACAGCGACATCAAAATCCGAGTTTATTACCGATTGATTCCAGCTTAATGGCTACAAAGGTTGCAATAGAGGTAGACGTTAAAACGGGCGAAGCCAATGACGACATCATTGCGTTAAGGGAGGAACTCGAAAAGGTCAAGCAGACCCAAAAAGAAATGGGCGACCAGTTCAAGGCTGGTTTTGAAGCTGCTGAGAAAGGTGCAAAGCAAGCAACGAACGGTGTCAAAGGTTTCGGAAACGGCATAAAGGGGCTGCTTAAATCACTCGGAATAGTTGCGCTAATTGTAGAGGCATTTAACCAACTCAAGTTAGCGTTTGAAAGAAACCAAGAAGCTGCTGACTTCTTTGGCACGGCATTGACTACCGTTCAAATAATCATGTCCAAAATCATTAACGATGCGGTTATACCTTTGGCTAAATGGTTAGGGACACTATTCACAGACCCACAACAGGCACTCGACTCATTTATTGAATCAACTCAGGGTGTTTATGATGTTCTTGTTGACCTAAAGGATTTGGTTGTAAGCCAGCTAAATGTTGCGCTTGATAAGTTCATGATAAACGTGAATATGGTACGTGCTACTTTTGCAGCGCTTACTGGAGACCAAGAAAAAGCGGCAGAGTTGTTAGCCGACAATGCAAGGCGGCAGAATGAGATAGCCGAAGAGCAAGCGAAAAGCGCGGAAAAGGCAACCAAAATAGTTGACACGGTAACGGGTGCTGTTGCCGATGCTTATGATTCTGTAGTCGAAACCGTTTCAAATGCCGTTGAGGCGGGAAAACGTTTGAACGAACTTGAAAAACAAGCAGAAATAGGTGACGCATTAAGAGCAAAAAGACAGCTTGAACTTCAAGCAGAGGCAGAACGGCAGAGGCAAATAAGGGACGACATAAGCCTATCTATTCAAGAAAGGATTGAAGCCAACGATAAACTCGGAGGAATACTTGACAAGCAAATAGATATTGAAAAACAAGCAGCTCAGTCAAGGCTTGATTTTGTCAATGAGCAGATAAAGCAGTTCGGATTAACAAACGAATTAAGGGTTCAGCAAATCCAAGCAGAAACGGAACTTGTTGACATTGAGGAAAGGGTACTTGGTCAACGTGCGGAGCAACTTACAAATCAAAAGGCACTTGAAAAGGAGCTGTTTGATATACGTCAAGAACTCAATAAAGTAGGAAAGGAAGAGCGAGAACTCGAACTTCTTGAACTTGAACAACATTACGCGGCACTTGCCGAACAGGCTCGTTTAGCTGGGGATACAGAGATAGACATAGAAAGCGCAAAGCAAGAAGCACTTGCGAAACTCCGCAAGAAGTTCAGGGATGAGGACGTTGCGGCAACTATAAAAGCAGAGGAAGAAAAACAGAAAGCACGAGAAGCTGGCTTGAAGGGAACAGGGCAAGTTTTCAATGCTTTGGGAGGTTTAATTCAGGCGAGCGGAAACAAATCAAAAGAGGCGGTAGCAATACAAAAGACTTTAGCCATTGCTCAAATAGCTATCGACACAGCTACGGCTATCACAGGCGCAATTGCACAAGCGCAAAAGACTGGGCCGTTTCCAGCGAACATAGCGGCTATTGCTACGGGTGTCGGTGCGGTCATAGCTGGTATATCTTCAGCAGTTGCTACACTCAATACGGCTAACGTACCAGGCGGTTCTTCGCCACCACCTACAGATCCACAAATAACATCAGCTCCAGCTATCCAACCAGTAACCACAAACACAACCGAACTCGGAGGAGCGGAACAGGCACAACTCGCACCAATACAAGCGTATGTCGTGGAGACAGAAGTAACGGGCAACCAAAACAACGTAAACCAAATTGAATCACAAGCAACATTCGGAGGATGAACAAGCTACCAGTAATCTATTTAACAATTGACGAAGACCACGAAACGGGTCTTGATGCTATCTCACTCGTTGACCATCCAGCCATTGAGCGTAATTGGATGGCGTTTAACAAGAAGCACAAGTTCGCATTAAACGAAGAGAAACGAATCGTAAGCGGAGCGGCAATGGTTGCCGACTATCCTATCTATCGCAAAGACGAGGATGGGCGCGAGTACTACGTGGTGTTCGATTCGGACGCTATTCGTAAGATAGCCTACAAGTTCATGAAGGAAGGCAAGACCAACGCGACCAACTTAGACCACTCAACAGATGTAGAAGGAGTGTTCATGTTTGAATCCTTCTTGATTGACGAAATGAAACCAACGCCAAAGGGATTCGACAAACTACCTAATGGGTCATGGTTCGTAAGCTACAAAGTCGACAACGATGAGGTTTGGGCGCAAGTCAAGGACGGCACTTTCAAAGGGTTCAGCGTTGAAGGAGTATTCTCAGAATCTCGCCAAATGGACGTGGACAAAATGATAATCGAAGAGGTAGAGAAAGCACTACGGGCATAGCCAAGTGGCACACCTTCCAAGAATTGCTATTTACTAAAAAACAACCTATGAACATTTCAGAACTTGTGGGGTCTAAATTGCCCGAAATCAAGAAACTACTTTTCAGCGAGACAACCGAAGAGGCTTTCGTTGATGCTAAACTTGTGGACGGAACTATCGTCCGAGTAGAACCAGCTTTGGAAATAGGCGCGTCTGTTGCCGTTGTAGGTGAGGATGCTGAAACAGTACCAGCACCTGACGGAGAACATGAACTTGAAAGCGGTGAAATCGTAAGAACTGAAGGCGGTGTTATCGTTGAAATCCTTGAGCCTGAAGTAGAAGAGGAAGCAGAGGAGGAGAAAGAGGAAGAAATGGCTGCCGAGGAAGTTCCTGCATTTGACCCTGAGGCGTTCAAGTTGGACATCATGGATTCAGTTGCTACGTTAATTCAGTCAGAGGTTGCTAAGTTTGCAAAGACTGAAAAAGTAAGCGACATTGAGAAAGCTGTTGGTCTAATTACCGACATCGTTGAGAAGATGGCAGCTACTCCGAAAGAAGAGCCTTCTAAGAAGGTAGCCAACCCATTTAACAAAGGCATCGACTACACCGAGATGGTTGAGAAGATGCGCGCAATAACTAAGAAATAAACCAAAAAACATTATACTAAAATGCCATTTGCACCATCACCACTAACAAGCGGACTTCAGGCTTACATTGAAGAGCAGAATTTTCCGCTAATTGCTAAAGCTCTGACTTCTTCGCCAACTATGGCACTTGTTGAAAAGCAAGTAGGAGTAAAAGGGAAAAGTGCTATCAACTTAGCTGACATTGATATTAACTTCCAAGATGGAAGCGGCTGTGCTTGGAACGAAGATGGAGACATCACTCTAACGCAGAGATTCATCGACCCAGCTAAATTGAAGCTGAACATGGAGTTCTGCCCGAAAGAATTGGAGGCAGTTTACCTTAGAACTCAACTACCTTCAGGAGCACACTACGAGACAATTCCTTTCGAGGAGTTCTTCGCTAACTACCTTGTAGAGAAAATCGCTGCTGAGTTGGAGAAGATGATTTGGAGGTCAGTTGGTTCTTCACCTTCTTCGGGAATGTCAACTGGAACTGGTAACTACCAATTCTTTAACGGATTCCGTGATGCTATTCGTGGTGGTTCTTACATTGACGCTAACACAACTGCATTCGGTTCAGGAACTCCACTTACTACTGCATTGACTGCAAACAACATGGTTGAGGCTGTTCAGCGAG